ATCTTTACATATATGACGCCACCGCCCAAACAGATCAAGATGAGCCTGACCGTCCCCCAGGAAGACTTCGTGTTCTCGGAGGCCAAGCACCCCGGTATGGTGGCGGGTTACGGGTGCGTTGCGGGACGCACCCGTATCTGGACAGAACATGGGCTTATGCGTATCGCTGATATAGATCGTCCAATGCGCGTTCTAAGCTGGAACGAGAAAGATCAACGATTCCAGCTTTCGCTAAGTGGCGGTTCATTTCCCAAAGGGCGCGAACGACTGATCCGAGTTGAAGGGCCGTTCGGCGGGTTTTACGGCGCATCACACCACCGCATTCTTTGTGAAGATCGCACGTACCAAGCTCTTGAAGATTGCCCCAAAGCCTTTGTGGCTTGCCCCAATACTTTTGGCGCAAGAGTTGAGGATTGCCGCGCCCTACAAAGCCTAAACAATCTGCATTGCAATCGACAACTGGCAGAGTGGTTGGGGCGATACGCAGACATGGCGCGGGAATACGGCCAGCAGTTTTTGGCGGGGTTCCATCCTGATTCCAATGTGCGGTATGGCGGTCGAGTAACGTATTACGACTTGCAAGTGCTGGATACGAACAATTACGTATGCGAGGCGGGGTTTATCCACCATAACAGCGGCAAATCTCACGCGGCGGTGGTAAGAATTGCCATCAGAGCATTGCAGTATCCCAACCTCTCATTCGGTTTTGTCGAGCCGACTTTCGATTTGATCCGATTGATTGCTTACCCAAGGTTCATGAACCTTTTTGATGATTGGGGAGTCACTTACAAACTAAATCGCGCAGATAACATCATCACAGTTGAAAACGGAGCGCAGATTATCTTCAGATCGGCAGATACGCCTGACAGACTGGTCGGTTTCGAAGTCGCAGATGCGGTGATCGACGAAGCCGATACCCTCCGGCCAGAGCAGGCGGCTGATGTGTGGTCCAAGATGCTAGGCCGATGCCGTCAGAAGAAGCCGGATAACACCCCGAATACTTTGGCGGCGGTATCTACGCCGGAAGGATTCGGGTGGATGTATGAGACTTTTGGCAAGACACTCAAGCCAGGATACGAACTTATTCGTGCCCCGACCTCAAGTAACCCGTACCTCCCCGCCGGATATGTCGAACAGTTGGAGGCCACTTACTCCACTTCACAGCTTGCGGCGTACCTTGACGGCCAGTTCGTCAACCTCAATTCCGGGTCGGTATACCCCGGCTATGACAGAAGGCTTAACCACACCAATACGGTGGAACAACCTGGGGAACCGCTCCACATCGGGATGGACTTTAACGTCACCAATATGTCGGCCATTGTCCATGTGGTCAGAGACAACCAGCCACGGGCGGTGAATGAATTGGTGAAGGTATTTGATACGCCGGAAATGATCCGAATCATCCAAGAACGCTATCGCGGTCACCGTGTTTTTGTGTACCCGGATGCCTCGGGATCTCAGCGCAAGACCAACAATGCGTCAGTATCGGATCACGCTCTCTTGAGAGCCGCCGGATTCGTGGTATGCGCCAACACAAGAAACCCTGCTGTGAAGGATAGGGTATTGTCGATGAACAAGTCACTGGAAACCCGCGAGTACCTCATCAACACGGATCGATGCCCGATGCTGGCTGAGTCACTGGAAAAGCAGGCGTACAACAAGTCAGGTGAACCGGATAAAGGCGCGGGATTTGACCATACCAATGACGCCGCTTCCTATTTTGTGGTATATCGCTATCCTATCCAGAGCAATCGCCCCCGTTTGGCACTCGTTGTAGGTATTTAGCATGGCAGTAGACACAAAGCACGAAGAGTATGACGAGCATTATGACCAATGGGAGCGGTGCGAACACGCCGCCGAGGGTCAGGATGAGATCCATGAGTACGGTATTGCGTACCTCCCCCGGCTGTCAGGCCAGACGGATCAGGAATACAAGGCGTACAAGCAACGTGCATTGTTCTACAACGCTACTCAGCGCACGATTGATGGTCTGACCGGCCTACTGTTCATCAAGCCACCGATCACCGAGTACCCGCAAGCCTTAGAAGCAATCACCGCTGATGTCACGATGTCAGGCGTGAATCTGCACCAGTTCGCGGAAATGGTGGCCGAGGAAGTGGTTATGCTAGGCCGTGCAGGCGTCTTGGTCGACCACCCGCCGATGACGGAGGCCCTGACGCTCGCGCAGGCGCAGGAACAGGGAATGCGCCCGTATATGCGCCTTTATGACGCAGAATCAATTATCAACTGGCGCACGGAACGCATCGCCGGGGTTGAGATGCTGGTTCTGGTTGTCTTGGAAGAAGAGTACAAAATCTTCAAGGACGAATTTGAGTACGAGTGCAAAGAACAGTACCGCGTTCTGGATTTGCCCAACGGCGTGTATCGCCAGCGGGTTTTCCGCAAGGACGACAAGGGGAATTTCTATGTCGAACAGACCATCTTCCCGACAAGTCAAGGCAAACCGATTGCCAGAATTCCATTTGAGTTCTTCGGTGTTCGGGACAACACCCCCTGCGTGGATAAACCTCCTTTGCTCGATCTGGTTGATGTCAACCTGTCTCACTATCGAACAACCGCCGACTACGAACACGGACTTCACTTCACAGGACTCCCAACCCCTGTGGTTACAGGGTTTTACTCTGACGATAACTCCGCACAGCTTCGGATCGGATCAGGAACGGCCTGGTTGCTTCCCGACCCCTCCTCCCAAGCCTTCTATCTGGAATTCACCGGCCAAGGCTTATCCGAACTCAGGGAAGCCCTCCGCGCCAAAGAGGCCATGATGGCGACACTCGGAGCCAGAATTCTGGCCCCGGAGCGCAAAGTGAGTGAAACCGCGCAGGCGGCGGCGATTCATCAGGCAGGTGAAAACTCAGTCCTTGCGTCCATCGCTCAGAGCATCAGCATTGGCCTGACGCATTGCCTTGAGTGGATGGTGAACTGGACCGGCCTGACCGGCCCCGTCAAGGTAGAGATCAACCGCGTCTATCTCCCGAACTCACTGACGTACCAGGATGTGCAGGCGTTGGTTCAGTCTTGGCAAGCCGGTGCAATCTCTCATCAGACCCTGTTCGACAACTTGGTCAAGGGCGATATCATCGCGGCTGACACCAATTTCGCGGACGAGTTAGAGCGCATTGACCTTAATGCCCCCGGCCTCCCGCCTACACGGACTAATCTGCCGCCCACCGCATGACCTCCAACGACGAGATCCGTGATCTGGCGATAGCGCATCAGGTTTACCTTTTGCGCTATCAGGCGCAGATTGCGCGAGAGATTACGGAACTTCTTCAAGAAGTCGAAAAAGACCTCCTGCAACAACTCAACACCGTCAGCACCGAATGGCAGGCTGACCGTCTTGAACAGCAATTGCAAGGTGTTCGAACGATCATTAGCGAATCCTGGCGAGTGGCTGAAGAACGGCTACAAACGGAACTCAAGGATCTGGCGGTCTATGAGGCCGAGCATCAAGACACCGTGATCCAAGACTCCACCCCGATTGAACTCAATCTGGTGATGCCTGCGGCTGAAACCATCATTGCGGCGGTGGAATCGCGCCCATTTGAGGGCAAGATTCTGCAAGAGTGGATCGACAAACTGGAAGAAGACAGCTACATCCGCATTCGTGATGCGGTGCGTATGGGTGTCATTGAAGGTGAGTCCTATCAGCAGATCACCAAGCGTGTCATGGGAAGCAAGGCGCTTCGGTACTCAGATGGCGTCATGGCGCTCAATTACAGGCAAGCGCAGGCATTGGTGGCTACCTCAGTAGCCCACACCGTCAATCAGGCTCGACAAACCTTCTACGGGGCAAACGATGACCTTATCAAAGGGGTTCAATGGATCAGCGTGTTGGACGGCAGAACTACGAAAATTTGTATGGCGCGTGACGGTAAAGTGTACCCGGTTGATTCTGGTCCACGACCCCCCGCCCACGTACGCTGCCGAAGCTGTACAGGTCCTATTCTCAAGTCATGGAAGGAATTGGGACTTAAAGAGCGAGATATACCCCCAGGAACCCGAGCCTCTATGGATGGTCAAGTACCCGAGGCTGAAACCTACCAGACTTGGCTCAAGAAGAAATCGCCAGCATTTCAAGACGATGTATTGGGGCCAACCAGAGGGAAGTTATTCCGCGAAGGAATGACATTGGATCGTTTTGTCGATGAAACAGGGCACGAATATACCTTGAAACAATTACGTTCCAAGGACGCCGCGCTATTTAAAAAGGCCGGTATTGACTGATTTTATTTTGTGATATAGTCACGCCAAGCGTGATTGTGTCACGTTAACCCCCGTCCCAGTGGGACAAACCATCAAAACCAGAGGTATCGATGGAAATCAGCGAAGAGGATTTCAACGCCAAGATTAGCGAGGCGATTGAAGCTGCGACCGGCGGTCTGGTCAAGAAGAATCAGGAACTTCTGTCAGAACTCAAGGAAGCGCGTAAGGGTAGAGCGATTGACCCTGCCGAATTGGACAAGTTGCAGGCCAAGATTGACGCATTGGAAGCGGATCTCGGTACGGCGCACAAGACCAAGAAGGAACAGGAAAAGGCGCTCAAACTGGCTCAAGATGCTTTGGCGTCAGAGTCTGGTTTCACCCAGAAACTTCTGCTTGATAACGGGTTAACGGAAGCATTGGTCAAAGCCGGTGTAGCAACTCCTATGCTACCGGCGGTAAAGGCTATGCTAGGATCACAGGCAAAGGTTATTGTCGATGGGGATGCCAGAAAGGCAGTCATTGGCGATAAGGATCTGACAGAGTTTGTTTCAGCGTGGGCAACCACGGATGAAGGCAAGCACTTCATCGCGGCCCCGGCCAACGGCGGCGGCGGTGCAAGCGGTGGAGCCGGTAACGGTTCTGGCGCAAAGGTTTGGACTCGTGAGAAGTTTGACGCCGCGTCACACTTTGAACGGTCTGAATTTGCTAAAGCTGGCGGGAAGGTGGAAGGTTAATTCCTGATACCTCTCGTCGGTGTAACAACTGACTTGAGGTATTTTTATGTCAAATGTTCTCACAAATCTCGCAGCCGACATATACAAGGCTGCGGATGTTGTAGGCCGCGAACTCGTCGGCTTCATCCCTTCAGCAACCATCAACGGTGATGCAACGACTCGTGCCGCTAAAGGCGACACGATCCGTGCGGCATTTACCCGCACCCCGAGTGTCAACACTTCGTTCGCTCCGTCTATGACCATCCCGGAAGGGACCGATCAGACGGTTGACAACAAGACCATGACGCTCGACAACTACGTCAGCGTTCAGATCCCGTGGACCGGTGAAGACATCAAGCACGTTAACAACGGCTCTGGCTTCGAAACCATCTACGGCGACCAGATCAAGCAGGCGATGCGAGCCATCTGCAACAATGTTGAATCAACGCTTGCAACTGCCGCTTACAAGGGCGCTTCACGCGCCGTAGGTTCTGCGGGTACGACTCCTTTCGCTTCCAACTTCAACACTGTTGCTGAAGTTCGCCAGATCCTCGTAGACAACGGTTGCCCGACTGACAACCAGATCACTCTGGTTCTGAACTCAGCCGCTGGCACGAAACTGCGCAACCTTGCACAGCTTCAGCAGGTCAACACCGCTGGTGGTACGGATCTTCTCCGTCAGGGCACTCTGCTCGACCTCCAGGGCTTGATGATTAAGGAATCTGCTGGCGTTGCAAGCCACACCAAGGGCACTGGTACGAGTTACCAGCTTTCTGCGGCAGGCGCTGTCGGTGACACCACCATCAATGTTGATACCGGCTCTGGCACTCTGCTTGCCGGTGACTGCATCACCTTTGCTGGTACTTCTGACATCTACGTTGCGAACTCTGCTCTGTCTGGTGGTTCATTCACCATCGGCGCTCCGGGTCTTCGCTACGCAGAAGCAGACAACGATGCCATCACCATCGGCAACAGCTTCACCGCAAACGTAGCATTCCACCGGACTGCTATCGAACTCGGTATTCGTCCTCCGGCTCTCCCGGCTGGTGGTGACGCCGCTGTTGACATCATGACCGTACAGGACCCCTACTCAGGTCTGGTATT